GTTTCGATGAGAGCTCCGTCGACTGTGATGAAAGTTCCGGAAACAATGGTCTGGCCCTGCAGAGTGTCGCCGATGCTGTTACTAGTCTGGATATCGATCAGTTCGTTGGTGGCCCCGCCGGTCGGCGTGACGTGGAAGATCCTAGAGATTCCCTGGTTGGTGTAGACGGCGAGACTAGCCCCTCGGTCTGCGGCAGTCTGGGTCATCACCTTGAGGAGATCACCGGCCTGAAGTGTGAAGGGGGCCCACAACCTCGGAGTGAAGGTGGATGCTCCCTTCACGCAGACGGCGATGTTTGCAGCCACGACGCCCTGGCGGAGGATGTAGGCGTATGAGATGCCGACAGAGCCGGACACCAGACCATGAGTGACGGTCTTGCCAGGCGCATAGTCGCCGATGTTGATCGCGCTGACGGTGTACACGGTGTCAGTGGTCAGAGATGTCTCCGTTCCTTCGACGACTTCGAGCTTCAGGGGGATGTTCGTGCCGTCACTGCATGCCAGGTTCCCTACGCAGGTGGTTGTTGCCATAGAATCACAACCTCACTCCGATCCCCAGGGGCTTCATCATATTGCGATTCACATTACTGATGGGCTTCCGTAGGAGCTTCTTAGCGAACTTGAAGGTGATTCCGATCCCTATTGCCTGCACGGCCATAGCCTGGTACGATGCCATGAAGTTTGTTTGCATGGCGTCGAAGGATGATCCGGGGTCAGCGACCAGGGAGGACAGTGAAACACTACCTCCGCCGTTCGTGGTCGCCATCGCCGTGCCACCAGCACCGTCGAATCCGATGAATCCGACTGGGGTGTTGTTGGCGACGCCGCCGACGAGCACGGATGCGTAGGCGTAGCTCTCAGCGAGATTGATCAGGCTGATTGTCTTCGGTCCTCGACGTCTTGTTGCCTTCTTCCTGCGTGCCATGGTCCTCGGAACTGAACAAAGTCGGTAATAATCGTTCCGAAAGTGGTCAATTGTCTACTCGAACTTCCCATCAGGGGCTCGCTGCGTAACCACGGCGTCAATTGTGTTCATCTTCTGAGCCGCCATCCCTTGAATGAGCTGTGCTATCGCACCTTGGATCGGGTTCGGTGGCTCGAAGTCACCGATCCCCCCATCCATGAGCCGATCTATCGTGCTCTTGAGTGCCATAGCCAGGCGTTCATCGAGTAATTCCAGCATGTTTGCTAGCTCGATCCGTAGCCAGAGGCCCAAAGACACGATTGAGAGTATGCAAATGACGTTCAAAACGCCCAAAATGATGATTTCTAACGCTACCATGCCCGTGCAACCGCCGTGTACCGACCGTGCACCCGCCGTGCAACCTAAAATCATGCCGGATATCAGACAAATATCAAGGAATCTTGAAAACCGGTGGCTGGGGTGGGCTGGTTATCGCCGGCGGGAGGTGGTGAGGTGATGGGGCGAAAGCCCCAGAAGCCTTGACTTGGATCACCGGAGCATATATTATGTGATACGGGCTCGCATCAAATGGAGGGTCGGGGAGAGTGCATCCAACTTGGACTGGCTACACAGACGAAATACCGTTAGCGCGCTATAATCGCCAGTCAACCCCGATCCTCCACAGGTGATAAAGATGAATGAAAGAAAGTGCGTGATCTGCGGAGATGATAACTTCTCAAGCCATCCTGATAGAATGATATGCAAGAAAGAAGAATGCTTAGACACAGTTGCGGCTGGTATATGCGAGGGTGATTGAATGAAGGCCATAGACGACACTCCACGCAGTTCAAGGACGTTTGAGGTAACTATCCCATGCCCACATTGTCGCAGGCTCCTAGACGTCTTCCTGAAGGAGGCGAGTTGATGGTTGATGTAGCAGACTGGATAGACAACGGGCCGCCCTGTTTGTATTGTGGGGGGAGAGTCGCCAAAGAAGACTTTCAAGTCATACTCGATCCAAAGGGAGAGGGAGTCATCTTCAACGGAATGTGCAAATCAGAAAGATGTCGCAAACTCCCTCCTCGTGGAAACCCGTTTATGTTCATGGTTAGTAAGGAGTGATTGAATGATGTTTGAGTTTCACCGATGTTCATGCGGTTGTAATTATCGAAATGAGAAGGCGAAGTGGTGTCATTGTTGCGGGGTGATTGAATGCACCTAATCTCAGCGACCCTCGATGACGAAGCGCATCGAATCTACAAATCATGGCCTCCCCGAGGGAAGAGTTCAGAGATCCGTTACGCAATCAAGTTCACTGCGGATAACGGACCGGCGAACAGAGTCGGACTGGCTGCGCAGTTGAGACAGTCCAAGAAGACCGTTCAATTTCTTCAAGAACATATTCTCGCCGTGGCTAACGGCGAAGAACCCCCGGAGGCCGCATCCATGATGGATCTGCGTCTATTCGGGACCGATGACCCCAAATCGTGAGCCTCTAGGGGGTACCTGGAGCGCCATTGTTGGGATTCTTTCAAGTGAACATGCTGAACAGCACCCTGTCGATGAAATTGGGCAGGGGTGATCCTTCTTCGAAGCCCTTCAATCCGGCCTCGTGATACTGGGGGGATTGTTTGAACTGGGTCTTGAAGTCCTCGAACATTTCCATGGTGTCTTCGTATTTCCCAGAGACCCAAGCGAAGCCAAGGTAGCCTGCAATAGCCGAGAGGATCAGCGCCATCGCCGTATTGTCTTTCAGGATGTCCACCAGAGGGGATGTGAACCGGCCAAACTGATATGCGAGTATCACCGAGTCGAGCTGCTCTGACTGCTTGTTCTGCAGACTGATGCGGTACTCGATTACCTGGTCAGGGTCTCTCTTGGTCATGAGAACGCACCAGCCAGGTCACCGAGGAGGTCGAGCACGTAGCCTCGCCCGACGAGCCAGCCGAGTACGAATGCGAAGGCGTTGTCAACGATCAGGCGCTTCACCTGCTCGGGGAAAGTCTCGTCTCCGTGCTCGTGGTGTTCAGGCATCTGGGGCCTCCGGGAAGGCGTCGTAAGCGTCGTTGGCCTCCTCGTGGACCTCTGGGAGGTCTCGCAGCGCTTGGCGGTAGTCCTTCCAGGCGTTAGGAAGAGTGACGTCCTTCAGAGCTCGCCAGTCAGACTGGGCGAGGGCATCGTCCCTCTTCATTCGGACCTGTTCCCATGAGACGTCGAACTCTTCGACGCTGATAATGTCCGTCCCATGATAGGTGGTCGTCGTTCTGCTCATATTCACCAATCCAGATTACACATGATCCGTGCCTCGCTTGTCACCTGAAAGTTAGCCGGGGTGGTTGTCGCTGGTAGCGTGTGGGTGGTCCCTGTTTCTATGATTACCATCGAATACCCGTTCTCGACATCGCCAGTCGGACCGAGGGAAGCTTGAGTCGAAGTGTTGATTGTGGAAAGAGTGAATGGCGTGTAAGTCGATCTTACCCAACTGAGCCAGTAGGTCGTTCCTCTCACAAGGGTGATGGTCGAGGAAAAAGAGGTTTGACGCACGTTTCCAGTTGAGACGTTCATATCCATCGTGGCATAACCTAGAAGCGAGTCGGGCAGACCATCGGTTGAGCTGTAGATCCCCGCGTAGAGGTTGGCTGCCCCCGCAGCAGTGAGGTTGACAGTAAGACCGGCGACGTCGCCATCATTAGGACAGACGAACGGGACATAGGCCGGGGTGTCATAGCTGATAGCGTCGGTGCCGGTAGGAGGCCCCAGTGAGCCCCACGGTGCGGCTTGAGTGATTGAGAAATACTTGTAGGTGGCATTCTCGAGCACTCCTACCTGATCCATGCCACCCCCTCCACCACTCAGCCAACCGTCGAACGATCCCTTCGTGACCATCCTGGCGAATGCGATCAGGCATAATCTTCGAAGCTCGTCCTCGTTCTGTTCCTCGATGGCTATGGGATCGGCTACATCTGCCAGGGTATCAGCTGTAATATTCTCGAGGTCTTGGTTCTGCAGGAGGGTATAGACCCTGGGCGAGCGCTTGTTGGCATCTGGTAGAGGCATCACAACCACCCGTCGAATGATCCCTTAGTCACCATGCGCGCGAAAGCGACCAGGCAAACGCGGCGAAGCTCGTCCTCGTTGAGCATCTCGATCGAGATAGGGTCAGCTACATCAGCCAGGTCATCAGCCGTGAGGTTCTCTAGCGTGGTGGTCTTCAACAGCTTGTAGACTCGAGGCGAGATCATGGGCGCATCTGGAAGCGGCATCATCTCATCCCCACGACGAGCATGACATAGCCCCAGAAGTTATTCGGAATCGAGCTGGAGATGTCGAACTGGCCCGGCCCTGCCCCGGTTCCAGTACCGACTCCCCCTCCTCCGACTCCGTTTGCTGCAGCTGCAGCTGCGGCGGCTGCCTTGTTCGCCGCAATCTGTGCGAGTCTAGCCTGGACTTCGGCGGTTACGTCCGCTGAGACCCCGCCGATCTGTTGACCAGTGCCGGATAAACCACTGTTTACCTGTACCAATGCCGACACCTCACTTGAGCTGCTTGGATCGCATTTTGGCTATTCTCTCGATGCTGTCGAGGTCTTTCGTCGAGATGAAGTCACGAAGATAGAGCTTCTTCGCCTTCGAGAGTATCTCCGCCAGTCGTCGGCGTCCTGCTGCCTTAGTCATGCGTGCCAATTTCTCACCTCTAAGCACTCGTGAGGAACTGGGCTTTGAAATTAAGATTCACTGGGGCACTGAGATCCGCTGGGAGTGGTTGCTGGACTGACGGGTCGGTGTCGGTGACGCTGCCGACGACGTTACCCAGGGCGTCGACGATATAGGCGCCATTGGTTTCGATGAGAGCTGCGTCGACTGTGATGAAAGTAGCGGAAACGCATGTCTGGCCTTGGAGTGTGTCGCCGATGCTGTTTCCAGTCTGGATATCGACCAGTTCGTTAGTGGCCCCGCCGCTCGGCGTGACGTGGAAGATCCTAGAGATTCCCTGGTTCGTGTAAACGGCGAGACTGGCTCCTCTGTCCGAACTCGTCTGTGTCATAACCTTGAGCAAATCTCCGGCCTGAAGTGTGAAGGGGGCCCACAACCTAGGCGTGAAGGTGGATGCTCCCTTCACGCAGACGGCGATGTTTGCAGCCACGACGCCTTGGCGGAGAATGTAAGCGTATGAGATGCCGACGCTTCCAGACACGAGGCCATGAGTGACAGTCTTGCCAGGCGCATAGTCGCCGATGTTGATCGCGCTG